GATAACGAGATAGCAAGGATACTAAATAATGTTATTGCTTATGGAAGGGCTAATAACCTTTCTACAAACGAAACAAACGCAATGGCTATTCAGCTTCTTAGAGAAGGTAAGATAAATGTTTCAAGGAGTTTATTAATAGCAAGAACGGAATCTCATCAAGCTTTAAGCACAGGTGCGATTGGGGCAACACAAGGAATTAATATACCTTTGCTAAAACAATGGGTTCACGCTGAATATGTTGGTAGTCCAAGAACTTGGCATCTAGCATTAGACAGACAAACGAACCCTGATGATGATGGAGTAAGAATACCTGTGAATCAACCATTCATGGTAAACACTCCTAACTACGGTGTAATTGAAATGCAATATGCACATGATGCAAGTGGTGGAGCAGCAAATAACTGCAACTGCCGATGCTGCACGGTGTATGTCGCTTAAACAAATAAATATGAGTAATTTTTATAACAAGAAGTCGATTGAAGGTTCTCCAATAGATATGGAGGATGGAAGTAGAGTTATTACTATGTACTACTCTGCTTTTGGTAATGTAGATTCCGATGGTGATATAATCACACCAGGAGCATTTACTAAAACACTAAAAGAAAATGGCCCACAAGCTAAAAATAGAGTATGGCATTTAATGAACCACTCTACAGATAAGCCTATTGCTAAACCATTCGAGATGAGTGAAGATGCTTTTGGTTTAAAGGCAAGTGTTAAGATACCTAATACGACTTTAGGTAATGACTTGTATGAGTTATATAAAGATGGTCATATCACAGAACATAGTATCGGATTTCAGACTATTAAGTCACAACAGAAATCAGGGTACAATGAAATCAATGAAATAAAATTGTTTGAGGGAAGTTCAGTATTGTGGGGTGCAAACGCAAATACACCAACAGTAGGAGTTAAAAGTCAGATTAAGTCAACTCTAGTTGATGAGATGGGTAAAACCATTAAGTCATTGAGAAATGGACACTTTACTGATGAAACTTTTGAGTTGTTAGAACTTAAACTCAAGCAATTACAACAATATCTATCTGAGATGGAAGATGAACCTTCAATCACTCCTGAGCCAACCGCTGAAGAAGCATTGCCAACTGAGGAAGCTGATCCGATGATTTCCGTTGAACTAGAGGTAAACAAATATTTACAATCATTTAAAATTTTCAACTAATGGTAGAAGAAATTAAAAGTGCATTCGAAGGCATTAAATCCGAAGTAAACGGAGCAATCGAAAGTGCGAAGGCTGATAATGCTAGTGCATTAGAAAGCGTAAAGGCTGAATTAGAAGCTACTAAAGCTTCAATTACAGTTGTTAAGGATGAAATAGAAAAATTGGAAGCAAAACAAAATCGTGTTAAAATGAATCAAACAGAAGTAAAAGGGTTTAATGTAACTCTTGCAGACGCTATCGAACAAAATGGTGATAGCTTAGCGAAATTAGCTCGTGGTGAACAAAAGCGTTCAAGCTTTATCTTGGATACAAAAGCAGTTGGTAATATGACAGAAGCAGTTAACTTGACAGGTGACATCACTCGTCAGTATGCTAATCAAGTTTATGCTTTACCTGCTCGTAAAGTGCATTTAAGAAGTTTGTTACCAATCGGAACAATTAACCAAGGTTTATTTACTTTCCCTTATGAAAGTGGTGGAGAAGGTGCTCCAGCAGCTCAAACTCAAGGAAGTTCTAAAGCTCAAGTTGATTTTGATATTACAATGAAAGATGCAGCAGCTCAGTACATCGCTGGTTATGTTCGTATCTCTCGCCAAATGTTAGATGATATACCTGCTATGACTTCTTTCTTACAATCTCGTTTGTTAGAGAAGTATTTAGTTGCTGAAGATGCTCAATTATTAAGTGGTAATGGTACTGCTCCTAACTTACAAGGTATTACTGGTGTAGCTACTGCTGCAACTGGTGCTGCTACTGTTGATGTTGAGCAATTAGTTCAAGCTATTGCTCAGTTAGAAACTTCTGACTATTCTGCAACAGGTATTTTAGTTAACCCAACTGATTGGGCTGCTATCATGAATACTAAGAATACTAACTCTGCTTACACTTTACCTGCTTCTACAGTTGTTACAACTGATGGTAGTGTATCTATCGCTGGTATCCCTCTTTACAAATCAACTGCAATCGCAGTAGATAAGTTCTTAGTAGGTGACTGGTCTATGGGTGCTCAAATCATGCAAAATCAAGGTATCTCTGTTCAATTCTCTGAAATGGATGGTGATAACTTTACAAAGAACATGATTACTGTAAGAGTTGAAGCTCGTATTGCATTCCCTATCTATTACGCAGGTGCGTTTATTTATGGTGACTTCGGAAATGTTGCCTAGACTTTGGTAATATAACATAAGTTATATATCTTTGAGGGAGTAGTTCAAAAGCTACTCCCTTTTTTTATGATAGGTATATATAAAATCACAAGCCCAAGTGGCAAGATTTACATTGGTCAAACAACCAATTTTACTAAAAGAAAAAATTATTACAAGAATGGTGCAAAGCCATATCAAGTAAGGATTTACAATTCATTAGAAAAGTATGGATATGATGCACATACTATTGAATTTATTGAAGAGTGTTTAATAGAAAACCTTAATGAACGAGAAAGGTATTGGCAAGACTTTTATAATGTGATAGGCAAGGATGGCCTTAATTGCAGATTAACCGAAACCAAAGACAAGTCTGGGTTTATAAGTCAAGAATCAAAATCTAAAATGTCAGAATCAAGACAAAAAAGAATATTAACTGATAAAGAAAAACTAAGGCTGAGGGGTTTATTTACAGGAAGAAAACATTCTGAAGAAACAAAAAGAAAGATGTCTGAAAAGGCAAAAATGAATAAAAAGAGCCCAGAGCATATGGTCAAAATATTAGAGAACTTAAAAAAGATTATACGCAAACCTAGAACAGAAGCTACTAAAATTAAGCAAAGTCTTAATAGCGGAAAATCAAGGGTAGTTTACCAATATACTATGAATGGTATGTTTATAGATGAATATAGAAATGTGTCTGAAGCTCAAAGATGTTTAGGTATAAAAAACATAAGCTCTGCTGCTTTAGGTAAGATTCCATCATCAGGTGGCTTCAAATGGAAGTACACTAAATTTTAGTTATTTTTGTAAAAATTAGCATAATGCAGATACTAAGAGATGTAACGACTACAGTAGCCCCTTCGGCAACAATCGTTACCTTACAGACCGCAAAGGATTATTTAAGAGTAGATTATAGCGAAGATGATACTTTGATTACTAACCTTATAGAAACCGCTAGGATCAGATTAGAGCAGTACGCTTCAGTTGCTATGACTGCTAGAACCCTAAAGGTCGTAGCTTATGTAGATGAGTTTATAGAGCTTCCTTATGCCCCTATTAATACTATTTCATTAGTAGAATATTGGGATGGTGCTGCATGGGTAGCAATGGTACTTGGGGATTATAGAGTTATAGGTGATACCTACAAAAAGGTTTATTTTAATTCACCTCTTATGAGTGACTTTAGATTTACTTATACTTGTGGATATGCCACTACTCCAGAGTCTATGAAAACGGCTTTGTTGAAGATGGTAGGTGATTTATATGAGTACAGAGAATCAAGTGTTGAAAGCACTAAGCCTTCAGCTAACTTAACAACGGCTTACGAATTAATGAAACCTTACAAAAGGGTAAGTATTATCTTCTAATGATAGGACAATTAAGAAATAGGATTACATTTAATACTAAAACAAGCGTTTCTGATAGTGCAGGAGGGTTTGTGAATACTTTAGTACCATACTACACTTGCTGGGCTGAATTGGTCACTAATACCAATTCTAGGACTAATATAGCAGGTAAGGACAGTATTAATGATGGAGCTACATTTAGGATTAGATATACAACAGGCAAGACATTTACTAATGCTCTTGTAATAACTTGGAAATCAAGGACTTATATGATTAACTCTATTATTAACGAAGCCGACTTGAATCAATATTATTTAATAGGATGTGCAACACTTAAGTAATGGCAAAGTTTGGAGTAAAGATATATGGTGCTGATGCAATAATCAAGAGGCTTGAGGCATCTCCTCAAAAGATGATGGAAGAGTCTAAGCTTATTATTGATGCGGCCGTTATTGAAATAGCAGCTAAAGCAAAGCAAGAAGTAGCAGTAAAAACAGGAGCTTTAAAGGCTTCTATTAGACACGCTAAATATCAACCAGGTAAAGGAGCTAGTGTAAGTGCAGGTAATACAAATGTAAGATATGCTCCTTATGTGGAGTTTGGAACAGGAACAAGATTTCAGATACCTGTTTACCCAAATGTAAACATGGCTGATTTAGAAGCATACGCTTTAACATTCAAAAAATCAAAGAAGGTAATAGGTGTTCCATACAGGCCATATATGTTTAGTGCTTATAGCGAAGTCTTTACATCTATGATTAAGAAATTGAAGTCTGTTAAGATATAAATATATTTCATTAAATTTGTACCAAAATGAAGGACTGCGGATATACATTAAGGAAAGCTTATTACGATAAGTTTATCTCGGCCTCCTACTCATTAGCTGCCTATGATACCATAGCACCTGACACAGTAGAACCACCTTATTTGATTATCAGTAGTCAGACACAAGTGGACAATAGTAATAAACAAAGCTTTGCTTATAATGTTACTATCCAATTTGACATAGTTTATAGGACTTTTAAAGCAGGAGAAGT